CGTGGACTGATCGAAAAAGATATGGTTGAGATCAAAGAACTGTTATCAAAAAAAATTGAAGACGATTGAGGTTTAGTTATGAAAAATCGTTATGGTGATGAGTATCACTACGAGAAAATCGGTGAGAACCAATACAAGTTCGTCATGGAAGGCGACTCCATGAAGTATTGTCGCTTTGGTGGTAAAAAAGGTCAAGAAGGCATTGACTACCATGACCTTGGTATGTTTGATCCAAGCGGTGGCCCGTATGTTGCAGTTGGTTCTAAGATTTACTTTGATGAGATTCAGGGTGGTCAGAAGGGTGATGAACCTTTAATTGTTAAACGAATTCGTAGCACTGATGAAGGTGTTATTGTAGAGGTGAGTGATGAAGATTGAAAGAGTCGAAGAAAAGCTTAAGGCGATTCAGACTGCTGAGAGTTGTATCAACAGTATTCTGAGTGTAAATCCTTCAGCAGTAGATCAAAGTGTTTTTGGTATACTCGCCGAGTTGAAGATGGATCTGATTGATGCGAAAGATGAAGAGTGGTTCCAAAAGAACCTATCTTCAGCGCAAAGAACTCATGGTGTAGTGTGATGGAAACCTTTTTTATTTTGTTGGTGATGGGTCTTATTCTAGTCTCTGGTATTGCAAACTCTATTGAGTGTGCAGAGAGAAAGAGAAACTTTCATGCAGGAACGCATGACTACTACGGGAACAAGTTATGATTCGTTTTACGGTTGGAATTTTAATTACGCTGGGCGCAGTAGGCGCACAAGACTATGCAATGGTCAGTGGAGTTGAACCGCCTAGTGTCTCTGTCTTCTTGCTTTCCGCCGGAATCGGTATCGGACTAATGTTGATGGGTGCTTTGCAAATATCGGATCAATACGATCATGGAGATTGAAGTCATACTGGTGGACATAGGGGTTCACCAGAAACCCAACAAGGAGATGGGGGTACGTACCTTCAAGGACTGGGCGGATGTCGTAGAACATGCACAACATTGGTGCAAAAAGTACGATTATACGACTTGGAGACTGGGTGGCGATATAACGGAAAGTTCTATCCTTATTCCAAAAAAGTCTAAAAAAAGTCCAAAAAAGGGTTGATTTCTTGTTTCAGTTATGAGATAATGTCTTTGTTGGTTGGGGAGATCTGGTCTCTCAACTAGGAACCCTCGGGGTTCACTGCTTGTCCACTGGACATCTGGAGTTGAGAATAGGACACTAAGTCACTGCTTCTCCCCTCTCATTTTCTCACTAAGGATATGTTATGAAAGATTTGATTGCAAAGTTCGAAGCTCGTGGTCTTGAGTTGGATATCGATTTAGAAAATCTCTGTGCCAAATGTTTGCGCCCGTCTAAGCGTGCTCGTCTTGGTTATAAAGTTGAGTTCAACTATCGTTTCGGATCTGAGAAAAACATGATCGCATTCATGGAACATTACATTTCGGATCTTGAACTTATAGAAGAACGCAAGGCAGAACGTAAAGCAAAACGTGGTGCGGAACGTAAGGCTGCTCAAGAGTCTGTCAAAGAGGGTGACATCTATGTCGCTTCTTGGGGTTGGGAACAGACTAACGTTGATGCCTATCAGATTGTTGCGAAGAAAGGTGCGAGTGTTGTCCTTCGTAAGATCGCCCTTCAAAGTATCGAAGGTAGTGAACAGTTCATGAGTGATCGTGTTGTTCCCGTCAAGAACGCCTTCATCGGTGAAGAGTTCAAGAAGCGAATCAACGGTAAGTACATCAACGTTGACAACATTCGTTGCGCCCTTCCCGCCGAAGAAGGTAAAGAGTTCTACCGAAGTTGGTACGCTTAATGGAGTGATCACGTTAAATTGGTAATGATTCCTGTGGGATCACTCTGTATTCCCCCGTGTAAAAACGGGGGTTTTTTTCAATTATAGATACTGTCGAGGTATGAAATTTACTAAATATTATTAAAGGTGAAACATGAACTATAGCATCACAAAAGAAATTTTTGAAATCTTTGATGAATTTAAAGAGCAATCAACCAAAGCAGGTAGAATGGAAGTATTGAACAAATACTCTGAAGTTCCAGCACTCAAAGATGTCTTACGAGGTACATTTGATGATACCTTGCAGTTTACTCTCCCCGAAGGTAAACCACCTTACACTCCTAATAACCCTGAATCTGTTCCTTCTTCCTTACTCAGAAAGAACCGTGACTTTGGTTATTTTGTAAAAGGTGGGCCTGGAGATTCTATGCCACGTTATAAAGTGGAAAAACTATTCATCACTCTGCTGGAGTCTATTCATCCAGTAGATGCTGAAATCGTTTTGTCGATGGTAGCGAAACAATCGCCGGTGAAATATCTAACCAAGAAACTAGTACAGGAGGCATTTCCAAACTTAATCCTAAAATAGTACTATAACAAAGGAGTATTGATGTCAGAAAAACAAATCGAACGATTGAAGAAAGACAGTAGTGAACTGGATTTTTATATCAGACGACTACGAAAAAAAGGAAGGGAAGACCTAGTTTATAAGCTAAGTAAGAAACAGGCATTCCTCAATCAAACCATCGAAGAACAAATGACTCAATAAGGAAGGTGATCCACATCTCGTGGGGATCCTTCGGGATCCCCATCGTTTTGGAAATAAATTATGCCGACATATCAATTCAAAAACAAAGAGACTGGTGAAATCGTAGATCAGTTTTTAAAACTCTCAGAACTAGATCAGTGGAAAGAAGATAACCCGCAATGGGAAACCTATCATGGATCTGCTCCAGAACTTGTCACAGGAACAAAGTCTGCCCTTCGTCAAGCAGGGGACGGTTGGAAAGATCTATTAAATAGGGTTAAAGACGGATCAGGCCGTAATAACACGATCAATACCTAGTATGCAAAAACCTAATGTACTGAAGATCGACCACTTGATTACAGTGGAACCGATGACTACGAGCCAAGAAGTTGTGTTTACTGCATGGGACGAAGGCAATCATCTGGTGATGACTGGTGCCGCTGGTTCGGGTAAAACCTTTTCCGCTTTGTATCTTGCACTAGAAGACACGCTAGATACAAGTGAACCCCAACATCAAATCATTCTGTGTCGCTCCGCAGTACCGACAAGGGAGATAGGTTATCTGCCTGGCACTCTGGACGAAAAGTTAGATGCATACACCGCTCCCTATCGTCAGATATGTTCACATCTGTTTGATGACGATGGAGCGTATGACAAACTGACCAAACAAGGACTGATTAAGTTTGTGTCTACTTCACACCTACGAGGCACAACGTTTGATGATGCAATCATCATCATTGACGAAATGCAGAACTTGACATTTCACGAATTAGACAGTATCATAACTAGAGTAGGTAATAATTGTCGAGTTGTATTTTGTGGAGACTACTACCAAACGGATTTTGTCAAAACAACAGATCGAGCAGGTATGCATAGTTTCATGGAGATCATCGAACACATGAACAGGTTTACCATAGTCGAGTTTACATGGGCGGATATAGTACGCTCAGATTTTGTAAGAGACTATATAATGACAAAGGAAATGCTCATGAAGGAGAAAGTTCAATGAACAGAGAAGCAGTATTCGAACAGTTAAAAATTGACGAAGGCGTTGAGTATGAGATTTACAAAGACCATCTTGGATATCCGACATTTGGAGTTGGACACTTGGTCTTAGAAAGTGATGAAGAACACGGACAAGAAGTAGGAACTCCCGTTTCCGAAGAACGAGTGAAAGAATGTTTTGAAAGAGATCTTAACCTTGCTATTGCAGAGTGTAGTGCTCTGTATGGAGAGGGAACTTTTGCAAAATTGCCCGATGAGGTTCAACAGATTTTGGTTAACATGATGTTCAATATGGGACGTACCCGATTGAGCAAGTTCAAGAATTTCAATGCCGCTATCGCTGAGGGGGATTGGAAAAAGGCCGCCGTTGAAGGACGTGACAGTCTTTGGTATCGTCAAGTCACTAATCGTGCGGAACGACTAATGGAGAGAATGGAGAACGTCTAAGATATCATGGCAAAGTACAGTCGTCACGATAACCGCAATAAAAAGAAAGGTAAACACAAGAATCAAACTAAGTTTGATAGTGGATATAAAATGAAAGGAGAGGATTATAATCGCTCTCGTGATAAAAAGGTTCTGTTAGATTATTCATAATGAAAAATGCGATATTTCAGTATATGGTGGTCAATGATCGAATTGACCAAGAACGTGGAAGAGTGCCCCAAGATCCCATAGAGGGAAGAACCAGAAGTCAACTCTATCTTAAATGCGCTCGTGAGTCTAGTCTGTCCTTTCGGGATTATGCGGATCTGATTGACGCTGATTATTATTACTCAGAAAAACAGGTTTTTACTAAAGGCGATGACAGTCCGGCTGCACTATTGTTTGAGTGTTTACGTGTAATCTATGATCCCATGTTTGATCAGTACGACAAGGTTCTTTTTGCCGACACTGAC